AAGCTTCGCCCATTGTATCTGCGTAATTATTTATATCAATCCCCAAGTCGTCGGCTAATTTTTTAGCATTATTACTATGTTTTTTAAAGTCCTCTTGAAACCATTGCATTGTAACTTCTGCTGGCACTTCTGTGCCGACAGGGTATAAAGCTCGTTCTGCCTCTGTTAAAACATGGCCAAAGCCAGCAGTGGGCTCGTCTAATTTCATGCCCCCTTTTCCATCTGGTATTTCTAATTGATAAACTTCAGGCTCAAAACCTTCATGCTTCATTAAGTTTTCTTGAATTGTTAAATCTTCATCGTCTTTGTTTTGAATATCTACCAAGATTGATTTTAAGTCTTCATTTGTAGTAGGTGAAGCTTCTGCTTGAGGTTGAATATTAAAATGGTCATAAAGAAGGTTTCTAATGTCACTTGCACCCTTTATTGAATCTGGATAAAATTTATCTATATTTTCTTTTCTTAAATCTTTGTCGTGATGCCTTTTGCGTCTTTCTTCTGCTTTGACTAATTGATTAGTAAGACCTGGTCCAAGACCAAGTTCAAGGAATGTTGGCCCGTCTTTAATAACTTGCTGCGATAAGAAAGGATAATTTTTACTATCAATGCCACCTTCTTTTCCAGAGATACCTGCTTTATGAAGCTTGCTCATTTCTTCTTTTAGTTTTTTACCCTCTATTTTTGGCCTAAATAACGAACCGTTCGTCACCCTCCTAAATCCTTCTTCAACACTCTTATAAAAAGCACTATTTTTATAATCGTTAACAGCTTGACCGTCACTATTCTTAAAGAGGTCTATAACTTTTGTTTCTATACCCTCAAGGGTTGCATCAATAGAGTTTTGATTCGATTCAATAGAGCCTATATAATCGTCTGTATGATCATGATATTCAGTTGGAGGTATAAATAGACCTGTTTCTATTGATAGCTTTGTACCCTTTATTTGAGCGTCTAAGTTTGCTTTTTCTGCATCACTAAGTTTTTTATTTAAAGTTGCTAGATTTGCGTCTGATCGAGCAATTGCAAATTCATTATTATAAAGACCTAAAGAAGGGTCATCATCTTTAATTTTGTTTTTTTCTTTCCAATCAACAAAAACTGATTCAAAATCCCCAGCATCATAACTGGTTTTATCTTCTCCTTCGGTGTAGGAAACTTGTGCAAGATCGTTTTTTAAATCTGTGACCTTATTCATTATCCCAATAGTATTATTTCTAAGGGTCTTAAATTTTTGTAAATCCGCATTTGCTTGATTCGCTAAGTTTATATAGTTATTTTCTATAGAGACACTTTTATCATAAGCCATCTGACCGCTAGACGAAAGGTCTTCCTCTTTATTAATAGAGTTAAACGCCTTCCTAAACCCTTCATTGCTTATAAGCTCGTTCTCTATACTGCTTCTTACAGCCTCGGCTTTATTCATATTCTTTTCAAATAACTTGGCTTGTAAGTTTAAAGCGAGTAATTCTTTTTCCTGCTTTTGTTTATAAACAAGATTCACAGCATTCGCGGCTATTTTATCCTTGTTAGCCTCAGTAGAAGCTTTTCTATCCATCATCATGCTAAATGCTTTTAATACATTACTCATATCTAGTCCTTTCTAGGAAAAAATTCCACCAAACATATTCTCATGCCATTCATCGTTTTCTTCTAAAGTATCAATCTCGTATTTCATATCTTTAATTGAATACCCAATATCTTCAATAGAGTCTTGCGTTTTGCTAGACAAATCTTCTGTTTTTATATTAAAGTCTTTAAAGGCTCTCTCTGTATTAATACTACTTTTTTCATCAATAGTTTTACTTAACTCTGCAATAGTGTTTTCTGGAGCCGAAGTTTTTAAACCTTTGCCGCCTTTAATCATTTTCCCGACATTCTTACTTGTATTTGCTACAGCATCGCTTGCAGAATTAGAAAAATCTTGAAAACTACTTTTAAGGTTGTCTTTTAGATTACCCATGTTAGAATGAAAATCATCTTCTACGCTTCCGATTTTATTTTCAAGAACACCAACGCCCTGCTGAAGCCTTTTCTTCGCTTTAGTATTTTGTTCTGCAACATTTTTCGCTTGCATAAATTCTTGAGCTGCTATGTTTAAAACTCCTAGAGCGGGATTAGCTGCTAATAGAGCATTATTACCTATTTCAAGGAGGCTGCTGCCTTGTGGAGCAGTAGACCCACTTGAAGCTATACTGGGGACTGCTGAATTAAAAGAGCTATTACCTACATTAAAATTTCCTGGAGCATATTGAGAAGTAGTGGTGTAGTTAGATGCAGTTAAACCTGCAGATAAACCAAGACCGTTGTTATGCATAGGCAATCCTGTAATAGGGTCTATTTTGCCTGAGCCTGTAGCCGCGACGATAGCTTCTCCAGCTTCACCTGTGGCATTTATCAAATTTTGTTCTTCTTGGTTTATTAAAGCAGGTTCACCATTTAGGGTTGTCTTAATATTGTCAGGTCCTTCACTTACTTTTAAAAGAGGATTGTCAAAATCTAAGATATTAAAAATTCCACTTTCTAAAAAAGGCTTAACAGCTTTAAATGTGTGATAGGAAACTTTATTATCGCCAACAGTAAAAACATCAGAATCTTTATCGTAAGAATAACCTTCACTATCTGCATAACTAATAAGATCTTTTCTTTCTTTCTGCCTCATTAAATGCTTGTCTTCGAGATCTATTGCATCGGCAATTACCCCATGTCTAGTATTTATTTCATCAGCTCTTTTTGCATACCTCTTGTTAATTAAAGAAGTATTCCCGTAGTGACTAATAGCTCCAGATATACTCATGTCTACTCCTTTTCAATCTTCATTTCAACAAAATAAGGCTGATGATCAACCTTGATTTTCTTGTATGTTTTGCCATTCATTTGTACAATCTCTTCACGTATTCCTGTACGCGATTTGTCAAGTTGTGTATCGTTTTGCTTTAATTTTAAATTTGATGTGTGTAGTATTTTACGCTCTTCCTTAGTTCTCATTATTTAAGCACCTTATTTCTAAATACTATTGTAATATCATCTATTTCTGTACTTGCATGTTTGCCTTCAACTTTTAACACAATATTCTTACCTGTCTTTCCTTGTTTTTCAGTCGCACTCTCACTACTCAAATCTTCAACTTTAAATTGAGATAGTCCATTTGATAAGAATTGTCTGTTACTTGAATAAGTAATTCCACCATCAAGGCTATAAGACATGTACATAGATGTCACGCCTACACTTACAGCTGCTTTCGCTTGGATATATATTGAATAAAATCTTTTTGTTCTACTTGGATCCCCACAATCTATTCGTCCAGTTTTGAAAGAAAACGCCCTGTTAGTTGTTATTACATTAGATCCGTCAGAATAATAATATCCCTCAACAGGAATAGAGCTATTAGAGTCCGTGCTATAAAAAGCAAGTTTACCATCAGTAAAGTTTGAACCATTTGTTTGTGGGAATTGAGTTACAGAAGAATCCTTTCCTACCCATGTATTCGTTTTAAAGCTGTAATAGTAAACAGTATCTGTATCAGCATAACACCATAATAGCTTTCTTACTTCATCATATAATATTGCTTTATTGTCTGTAAATACCGCAGTAGAGATTGCAGTGCCTTTTAATTCTTGGAAATTCTGCCCATTGAAATAGTAGACTCCAGTATCATTTATAAATGCAATTCCTTCACCAACTTTACACACTTGATTTTTACTTGCTATACCATAATTAGGTAGTTCGGCTTCTAAGAACTCAATATCTTGTGCTACATTGATAATTGAGAGTTGATTATTCGTAAATACAAATAGCCTATCACCTGAAGATTCTAATACAGTAATTGAATCTCCACCTACTTCAATATCAATATAAGTTTTATCTGAAAATCCAGCAGGCTTACCAATAGCAGATTTAAGTATTAAAGATGCATCTTCTGTTCCTCCTGGAGGTTGAGTTACACATCCGATATAAACTTGTCTCCCTATTGTTGCTGCTGTCTTCCAAGTAGCATTAACTTCAGTAGTTCCATCAGGGTATCCTGACTCTAAGGCGTATGTTGAAGAAATTGGGGCAAGGCTAAATACAGCAGAAAACTCATTAGAGCTATTCCACTCTACAAAATCTTCACTATTAGCAGCTTTAACACCTTTATCATAATCATATTCTAATAATAAAAAATTGCTACCTATTTCAGTAGTCTCATCTCTAAAAATTTCTTTATAATACAACTTTCCTGAATCACCTGATGCATTAGGCTTTGGGATAGTTATCTTATAGTCTGCGTTTATTAAAAAACCTGTATCGCTAGAATAAGGTCGAAGGAGTGATTCAACTTTATTAGATGTAGATGATTGTTTAAATTGAAACATCCTATTCATCCAAGTAGAGCTAGCTGCATCTGCAAAGCCTAAATATCTTAATTCAAACCTTGGATCTTGAAGTGAAAGACTTGATGTAGTCCCTATGTCCCATACAGGAACTACGCCGACAGTCCTAATGTATTGATCACCTCTATAGTTTGAGCCTTCATGTATTTCTGCGTTATAAGGAATTACAACCTGAACAAAGCCTGTTGCAGCACCAGTTCCACCTGCATCATTAGATAGAGCTGATAATTCAGTTGGAGTTATTTCATAAGACTTCATCCAGCTATCTTTAGATGTATAATTATAATATATAATATGATCATCGTAATCAGTGTCTAAATAAATAACAAGCTTGTCTAGCTTTACCAAATCTTCACATTTAAGTTCTAATACAAGATCTCTGTTGTAGATAGTAGGTAAATTAACTCCAAAAGCACCATTCTCACTATAAGGAGTACCCCAGCTGCTATCGTCATAAGGCTGCCTACCTACTCTAAATCTCAGCAAAGCAGGTTCGTCACTAGAGGCAGTCATATCTTTCCAAGTGAATGTATCAATACTGCCGCCAGAAAGCGAGGCGTGAATAGATTGGTCGGAAGCTGTTACACCGATTGAATGAGTATTGGTATGAATCCATGTATCCATTGGGTTTATAGATGACTCGCCAGATCTTCCATCACTATCACCGTCAATAGAAAATCTTATATGATCATCATTAATAGACTGACCTGCTTCATCAAACAAAATATGCCCAGTAATACTTTCGCCTAAAGTGCTATTTTCGCCTTGAAAGATAACAATACCATCTGTTTTTGGCTCAAACTTTACATCTAATCCATTACCACTATTATTTGAAAGAGCAACCACTGGATTATAAGCACCTGCAGTAGGTGTTGCTGCTTGATAATTTGTAGCTCCACTCCAAACAACTTCATCTCCCATTTTATATAAACCATTATGCTGGTAAAGCTTCCCATCGTGTATAAGAGTGTCGGTTCCATCATAATCAGGACCAGGGGCAGACGTCAAGCCTGTAGGAACACCTTCAGTTATTTTAGGATGTTTAGCAACAACTTTACCTATTTGATCAGTATATACCTGTTCCATTTCAGCAAGTTGGTCTTTACCTCTTCCATCTGAAACTAAATCAGAAGTAGAAGAGTCGACATTTAAACCTCCATTAAAACCATTTATGACGACTGAGTCTTTTGGCATTTTAAGCCTCTGTTACGGCCTCTGAGATTGCTTCTTGCATTGATTCATATATACCTTCTATAAATTCGGCTTCTCGCTCTTCTGAGACCATAGGTATATTAATTTTAGAATTTAATTTTGCAACGATTTTATCTTTCATTTCTTCATTTAAAATCATTTCAACAGCAATTTTTTTTATTACAGCAACAAGTTTTTGCATTTTCTTTTTCCTTTATTTGAGACAATTGTTTTTCTATACTTTTAAATCTAATTTCCTGTTCTTGGAACACATCCGTTATTTCATCTATAATAGGGAAGCGCTTTCCCAATTTATCATCAATAGCATTTAACGCTATTTGTGTAATTTTTTTTCTTAAACCATCACCTATCATTTACATCTCCGATATTAAATAAGCCCATAGGCCTATGAAAAAAACCAAAAATACTATAAATACAACCCAATCCACATTACTCTCTTTTCTTTGCATCATGTTTGAACCAAAAATCAATAACTTTTCCGAATGAAGCAAGAAAGGTTCCTATAATTATATTTAATAAATCTCTAAAACTTCCTTCAAGCTTAAGAGTGGGGTGGAAGAGTAGCCATATAATCCAGACGAAGCATCCAAAAATCATAACTGAAATAGTGAACTGCATCCAATCTGGGAGACCATCACCTCCATGTAAAATATCTATACTTGTCTTTTCCTCAGACATTATATTCCTATTTTACCTAACTCATCATTTACAACTTCCATGAAAGATTCTGTGTCTCTATCCTTCATCTTTTGGACTGTATCTTTATAACCCATAATCATTGTTTGTGAAGAAATACATAATCCAATTATTTGAGCTTTATACTCTTGAAGAAGAATTACTATTCCTTCAAAATTTATGTTTAACCCAAAAGTCTCATTTATCAATTGAAGACTCTCAAGAGTAGAAGGATTAAACACGAAAGTATCAATGGCAAAAAGAAGACCCACAATACTGCCTCCATTAAAAGCAAGTCCTCCAGCTTGTATCCCTTTTGCCTTCCGTAGTTTAGCATTGAGTCTTTCCTGCCTAAGTAATTGCTCTGTATCAACTTTAATTGGTTTTTCAATTTCCTCAACCTTATCTTCAGGTTTACGAGAAAACATTCCTTCGGGAATATCGTTCTTCTTTTTTTCCCCAAAATTTTTCTTTCTCTCAAAACTTATGCCTCCGTCTTTATTAAGACCAGACAACTATTCTTTCCTTAAATACTTCAAAAGTGTATCTAAACTACTCTCTAAAGCATTAATGTCCTCTCCAATCTCTCTCTGATTTGAAATAAGTTTTTCAACAATTCCATAAACTTTGTTATTGCTTTCAGTTATGCTTTGTTGAACCTCTGCTATCTCTCTAAGCATTTCAGAAAATTGTTTATCTAGTTTATGTATATATTGAGTTGCAAGCCATCGAGCTACTATACCAATTCCCGCTAAGAATGTGATAACCAAAAATGTTGGCAAACCCTCTTCGGATAAGATGTATAGAAAGTCTTCCATTTGCAACTCCGTTCATTAAATAACTATTTCCATAATTCTATGTTTGTTACGACCTTTATTAATTGACTTTGCATTGTAAGCAACTAATGAATCGTCTATGTCGTATCCTTTTTTAGGTACGTTTTGTAAATCCACTTTAATACCATCACGATTTCCATTTTCGTAAAATATGTAGCAGTTTTGAGATGCTCTGCTTGTTAAATTCAATCCTTTATCACTATAATCATTTGCCCCTGCAACACTTGCACTCCGAGCATAATTATCTCCCACTGATGCGGAATGAACATGACCCATAATAATGTAATCAAGCTTTACACCTTTCATACTATAGCGACCGAGAACCTGATTAATCGACTTGTCTAAAGCCGCATGTCTTAATGAGCAGTTACCATGCATTAGCAATAAGTTTTGTCCTGCAACATTAATAACCAGCTCACTTGGATCTCCTTCTATAAACTCAATCTCTGAATCTTTGCAAACGTATTGAAGTATGTTAAATATTGTGAAGTCATAATTATCTGTAGCTATTACAGGACTCCATCCAAATTCTTTATTTACTCTGCCTTCATTTCCACTTACACAGGCTACTGAAACTTTAAAATCTTCATTCAATTGCTGTAGTGCTTGCTGCAATATATCTACTGCGAGAAATGTTGCTTGAGAGCGATTTGTAGCTTGATTTAACAACTCATCAAGCCTTCTGTCGCTATTCATTAAATCGCCTGTTAGAGCGAGTAATACGTTTGTTATTTTGTATGCTTTGAAGTAGTTGGACGCTTGATTTATTAAGTGTTTTATTCTTCGAGACGCTACTTTAAAATCATACCTATTGTCCTGCAGGTCTATCAATTCATTAAAGTGAACATCACTTAGCTGAATTACACCCACTGCAGACGGGTTTAATGTATTGCTTTTTGTTGCCTTATGTAACTTATTTTTTTTAAAAATAGCTACTAAATTTTTAGAATACTCCTCGACAGCATTCTCAACTCTTGCAAATTCTCTAAAAGATTTATTTGCAATTCTGTTTTTGTCTTGTAACGCTTGCTTCTGTTTTGCAAGTCTTACATTTTCAACAATAACTTCATCAACAGGCGCTTGGGAATACTTACTGCAATCTCGGCACTTATAACGCTGATACGTTTCACCGCTCGCAGTAGTTCTTCTTCCATGACCAACTGTTCTTCCTCCGCATAATGAACATTGCATATTGGGACTTTCATTTTTTTAATTCTTTATATGTTTTCACACATATATTGGCAAATATCGCAGTTGATATGAGGACTCTAAGTAGCCAAGGAACAAACTCAATATAAGTAATTCCTATTCCTCCAGCTGCAAGTATCGCTTTATCATACGTAGAATCCACTATCGCTTTTATCGTATCCATATTTCTACTTTCTTTTATTTATTGGCTTCTAAAAAATGTTCTATTGTACCACGACCAAGCTCTGTATTGTAGAATTTTTTCCAATACTTTGCTTGTCCTTGCATATCTTGTGCACCTGGAAGTGGGTCTTTAAACCTGCGGTATTGCAGTCTTGCGAATGCTACCTGTAGTCCTATATTTGACATTACAGAGTGCTTCATATCTTCCTCGTCAAATCCAAGTGCATATAAATCAGTTTTGATTTCAGGACGATAGAATACATAATTATCCCACACATCTTGTATGGTCGCAGGTTCTACTTGAAAGAATCCTACGGCAGGGCCTCCCATTTGTTCTAATGCTCTAAATCCTGATTCAGCCTTTCCTGTAGCAAATATCATTGCTCTTGCTTCTTCAGAATCCATGTTAATTTTACCCAAGACATATTTAATTATTTTTTTTATAGACTTTTCCATTACTACCTTTTTTTAATTGTTATATTTTCCACACTCGCAGTAATGAAAGCTTGTTTTTTCACCAATCTCTTCATCATCACTAGGAATATCGTGTTCTTCTATTTTTATCTTTAAATTTCCATCTAAATCTGTTATTCTATAGTCAGTTTCAGTACACGCCCAATAGCCTTCAATCATATCTTTTCCACAAGTATTGCAAGTCATTATTCTTCTCCTGTTATACTTACAGTGTCAATACAAATATCGCCTCGATAACCACTTCCCGACCTTGCAAAGAACCATATATAGCAAGAACTTTCTCCTGCTACAGAGTTTAAATCAACAGTTGCTTTTCTCCAATAAGATGCGGTTGTAGTATATCCACTATTATGATAGCCTGTTTGCTGTCTCCCACTAATAGATATACCTGTTGATGTAGAAGAGCCATTATCACTATCGTCATCCCAATACTCTATACTCATACCTGTAGATGTTTGAGTACCAGCATATGCGGTAAAGCCTGTACCTATAGTGCCATCAGCGGCACTTGTTGAACTATTACTTGTACCAACCATAAGGGCTCCAAATTCATCAAAGTTAGAGGCGCTACCCATGTGAAACCAGAAAGTGAGTTTTAAAGTATTATTACTTAAAGCATTAGAAAAATCAAGTTCAGATGTTCTTAGTAAAAAATCTTTGTTATATTGACCTGAAACTTCCGTGTACATATATTTGTAGCCTGTATTTGAATAAGTAGTAAAAACTCCGCTAGTATTAGAGCCTCCATGAGCTCTATATGGCCCTGTAGTGCCAGAAGGTGTTGTTCCAGATTCAGGCTCCCAATATCTATCAGGATTAGTTGTTCCAAAGATTACGTTGGTTAAGGCCATACTCCAGTTCGTTGGAACATATGAAGAGTTATAACCTTCAGATAAAAGGTTAAAGTCTTCAAATAAGTAATTAGTGAATGTACCACCAGCAGATGCCTTAGAAACTCCTATTACCTTATCTCCAGCACCTAAAGTTCTTCCTTTGAATTTTGCTATATTAGCTATAGCTAAATCATTAATCTCAGCTATATCAGGCATTAAGCTATTTCTATGTAAGTATTGTCAGGATTAAAATATATTGTACTCTTGCTACTAACTGTAGAAATAAGATAACCTACCACTCTGACAAAAGCACCGCTTGCTGTAGGAGCTGTAGTAGTCAGTTCAGCTGCAGTTTCAGATAAGTAAACAGGATCTCCTGGATCTCCACCTACATCATGGCTAAGTTTTACAATACCTCTCAATACAAGACCTTTCGAGGCGTTTGCATTTGTAGCTATTGCTATTAAATTTGACGTTGTACCTGAATTACTAGCATCAGACTCGCTCCAAGTGTTAGAATTTCCTTTAATGTAATAACATTTACCAGGAACTCCAGTAACACCACTTGAATACGATGTAGGTTCGTAGATAATATCGCCTGAAGCTGCCCCGTCTACATCACTAGCATCATCAAGAACACTCATTGCAATCTTTGTACCACTTACCCCTGATAAAAGTAACTGACCATCAGCTATTATTTGCATATCAGCATCAGCACCAGCGTTATCTATAGTTGATATTGCTGTTTGCCCATGCTCACTTACTCTAATCCGAAAGAGGTCATCAGCAGATGAACCACCTGCTTCATATATACAAAAATCAGATTGGGCATCAGCTTCTCCTGTAACAGCTAGCATTGGAGATACTCCTTGAGCATGCAACTTAACTTCAAATCTTGAAGCTTCATCTGCATCTCCAATTAGAATCGCTGTGTCACCACCTACACTAACTAGATTAATTGCACCACCTGATTCAAGATTAAGGTTTGTACCATCGCCTGTAATAAACTCGTCAGTAGCAAATTTAAGCTTGTTTCCATCCATTTCAATATGGCTAGTCATAGTTCCACCTGATAAATCAAGTTTATCGGCAAGTCCACTGTGTACTGCCCCGCTTGTAATAAGATTAGTACTTGCATTTGCAGGTGTTAAGTCTATTACAACTTCTTCTGCATCTCCTCCTGTCTTACTACCTATAACTCTCATAGCAGTTAATTCAGGTAATTTAGTAAGGCCAATAGAATGATCTGAAATACCTGCATCATCAGCAAATATTAGCATATTATCATCTACAGTTGTTCCTGTTATATATCCAGGGACAGTAACAGCAGTAGAATCACTGCTGGAAAATGTGAAGCTTGTATTCCCAGGAACACTAGCAACTGTTTTAGATCCGTTATAAGCTGAAACATTACAACCTGCTATAGTAACTGTATCTGAAGCTGATAGTTCATGTTGATCTAGGCAATAAACTGTAACAGTATTAGTTCCAGAATCGTGAGTTAATGAGCTTATCCTAATACCTCTTACATATTTTACCGCTTTATCTACTTCGTTAGTGTTGTAGTCAGGAGCATCTGTTAAGCCTCCAAATGAATTTATATCATTATTTTCTGAACGAACCCTAGTCCAACCACCTTCAGCATTTAAACAATATCCAGAAGAACCACCAACTATTGTTCCTGGATGAGGAACTAGCCCGTCGATATTTCTCTCGAATACATCAGGAAGATCTTCGGATAAAGCTATCTCTTTCCAAACGGGCATTTAAGCCTCCACAGGTTGTTCGGCCGCTTTCTCCTGCCGCTTCTCAAATGTTTGCGTTAATCTTGTTAAAATATTCGCTACTAACAACGCATCTTTTCCTTTTATAGTTGCATGCTGTGTAGATTGTATTAAAAACATTAACTCCTCATCACTAAATTTCATTTAGCTTCCTCTCTTTTTATGTGTTCTTGTATTTTAGTTACCAAGTGTACCATTTTCTCAAACTCCCTGCCATGCAAGTTTTTCGAATCATGGATTATTTTAAGCATAAGTCGTCTGTCATCATTGTTTAAAGGTGCTAAAGGGGCTTCTTTTCTCAATCCCATACTACCTCCTTATCTATGGTGTCGCTACGCTATTGCTAGGAAGGTTTATTACAGGTTTTCCAGCATTCACAAAGATCCCTCCAATCCCTGTGGCTATGCCGCTATCTTTGCCTACAGTTCTCACAATAGCCTTATGGCCAGCGGGAGCTGTAGATTTTGTAGTTTCAAAATAATAAGTTGAAGTGTCATTAGGATCTTCAAATTTCAGTACAAGTCCTCTATCTACAGGGACTCCAGCTGCACTTGTATGAAATTCTATACCTTCATTTGCTGGGCCCGCACCTTCATAAGTGTTATAATTATTAAATGCTTCCATCATTATACCCAAGGCGTCAGATCCTGTTAATGTTTGCCCAGATTGATAGGCTAGTATATTGCCGCTAGTTGGATCGCTTAGAGATAGATCCCAATTTGACCCACTAGTATTCATCGTCACACCATCAGAAGCTAAACATTCAAGCCGTGGCCCAGTAGCAGTATCAGGAGATCCATTACCAGCAGGATCGGCATTATATCTAAAAAGTCTTGCACCACAAAGAAGAGCTGGGCCATTACTATTCCAATTATGGGTATGAGGCATAAAATAATGTCCCACTCCCACAGTACCACTTATAGTATCATCAAGTGTAAAGCTGCCATTATTCAAATCTATCTGAACCGCACCACTTGCATTTTCTGTTTGCCCTTCTTCAAAACCAGTATAATGTTGTGCCGTATAGAGAATCGCTTGCGCAGGTTTATAAAGAGTTACATAGTCACCATCAGTCCAGTCTGTACCTGTCTCTATAATATTGCCTAAAGGTATATAAAGTCTACCTGCTTCAACAGCAGCTGCATTCCAGCAATCAATACCTGCAACTTGACCTTCGCCACCTGTTCCATAGGCTCCAAACCAGCCTGCAGCCCATAGTCTACCAAATACCATATAACTCAGATTAATAAGTGAAGGCTCTACACTATGTATTTCAAGCCCTGTTCCATTACCTGAATTATTGATACTTAGAGCATTACCCCCATCATTTAAATTAAAAATATTATCATTTGAAACCTGTGCTTCGTCTCCTGTAACTGTCCAGCCTCCTTGTGCAGAAGTCATAGACGAAATAGGTGCATCAAGATAATTGGTAGAAACAGTAACATCACTACCGCCAGGTCCTTCAAATTTGACAGCTCCGCCACTTGCTTGTGTTGTCGTTACAAAGTTTCCGCCAGCCAAGTACTCATTAATTACGTCTCGCTTACTTTTCATTTTAAAACCTGTTTCTTGATATGTATAACCAAAAATAGGCCTTGGGGATGGGGCTCCTGAAGCCATTCTATAATTTATTTTTGATGTATCTGCTACAAGTATTAAAGGATTATTTGGATCAGTATTATTCCAGACTCCACTAGTATGAGTGCTTCGATTCCACCTAAATTGAGTTGATTGATCAGCAGAGCCAGCCAAATCTGGGCTTCCGCCTAAAGCTGCCCGAAATGCTAATCCTGGATCGTTACTAGTCTCGTAAAAAATTGGACCACCATAATCACTTGCAACTGCAGTAGTACTACTATCAGTATTATTTCTTATCGTAGTATCCCATCTTCCTGTTCCACCACCACCTACATTTCCCAGAGTGAAACTTTCGCCACCATAGGAAATAGTCTCTTCTCCAGCTACAACTGGAGGCGTAGGCTCTGCAGTTGCAACATCTGATGAGGGTTTTACCCAAAAAGCTTGAGGATTTCCAGCTCTGTCTATTAAATTTTCAGCACTACCTGTTCCGCCAGATCCTATGTCTTCAACTATAAATGGATCACCATTATTTATAGAACCATGGGAAGGCGGTGCAGCTGTCTTGTTTTCAAAAACTATATTTTTCCAGTTTGCCATATTAAAATCCTTTCATTAAGCAGCTGTTTGTATGTAAATACTTCCATCTGAACTATCAACAGCTAAGGTGCCTACTCCATTTTCACCAGCAGTAGAAGGAGCACTACCGCTGTAATTAGCAACCTGCATTAATGCTATTTCTGCATCGACCGCTGCTCCAAGACCTGCTAAATCGTTAGATACTATCCATTTTTGAGCATTATGATCCCATACTAGTGATACATAGGCAGATGTACTAAGTTCAGCTTTCAATCCAAACTGATCGTCAGTTCCAGGAGCGCTATTGTTATTGTTAAGAGCTATTATGTTCGCATTTGTCGCAAGTTCTTCTCCAGACCAAACCAAGGTTTCACTCACATTAAGAGTACCAGTAACCTCTAAACTATTAAATATAGCATCTGCATTCGTTGTGATATAATCATCTGCTGATCCACCCGCAAATGTTAACGCACCAAACTCAAAGTCTCCTGTTGATCCATTATATGTTAATACATGGCCATCTGTGCCAGTGGTAACGGTAGAAAATGCATTTGGAGCACTAGCCAAGGCTCCATACATCAAAACTCCACGATCTGGAGCAGTTAATCCAGTTCCACCTTGACTTGGGTTAATTGTACTTGTTATTGAACCCGCTTTTCCAAGTGTATCATGATTTATGTAAGTGGACGTACCTGACGTTTCACTTGTTACTAGCTTTTTCCATTCTAAAGACATCTATCTAATCTCCTATTCTAAAGTATTTGTTATTGTATTATTGTATTCATTTTCTAATGTCGATGCATCTGAAGACCTGGAGCTATTTACAGATTCTTCTGCTAATTTCTTCCCTACCTGTAAGTACAATAAATCTTTTATATGCCCAGCTACTGTAGCAGCACTTAAATTTGCTCCTGCAGTATTTGTGTAGCCTGAAATTGCCCATAAAGTGCCGTTTTTAATCAGAAATGGATCTGAAAAATCAAGACCATTCATAACTAATCTGCCAGCTTCAGCTCTTGCTTTCAAATTAGCAGGGAGTTGATCTAAAGGATTTCCAGTACCTTCAGTTAAAGACATGTTCCAGCTTTGGGCTGATGCTATATGAGAAACACCTCCAGAAGCCTCATTGCTAAGCACTACGTTTAAAGCTAACTTTGCAGCACCAGTTGAAGGATTAAATAGATTATCTGTGTTTAACTGGACATAATTCCCTGATGATGTTGTAGCATCGTATTTTGTTTTTAATTCTCTTTCAAATTTATTATTTGCCAAAACTAACTCCCTTTCAATATTTTAAATTCATTTTGCACCATAACTATTGAGCCGTTTTCGTGGCTACTTGGGTCTGGATCGTCATCAAGATTTGTCAATCCTAAAACACCGTTACCATATACTTTTAAAGCATCGTTAAAATTAAATATAACGTCACTGGGTAGCGGATCAGTGGTAAGGTTGAAAGACAAAGTGGAACCGTCTGATGTCCCTACTGCAAATTCAGATTCATCTCCAAACTTGAATGTGTCTCCTGTGGCTATTAATCCTGAAAAAGGAATACCTTCACCTGTGCCTGTACTTCCTCCTGGTAATGGAGTAGTCCCTGAATTACCAGCTCCGTCAAATGTGTAATTACCGCTTTCAAGCCCAATAGTTACTCCTGTTTGAGGAGTGCCATCTTCATTGGTTATTATTGATGTCCATGTTGTGCTCATCTTAATACCCAGCTTCCTTTTGCAACTCTAGCACCACCTGTTCTTGAGGCACCAAATCGAGATGTTTTTTTGTTAAATCTCTGTAAAAAATATTCTCTTTGCTGTAAATCTTCTGTTAGCTGTGCTTGAACATAATAAACCAAAGCTTCTTCTAAGGCTTCTGGCACAGGAAGAATATCAGCTTCTGAATCAATTAAACTAAAATCTGGGACTCTAGTCATTTCGACCATAAGGCCATTTGCAATTGTTTCAGATGGCTCTTTTATTCCGCCATTTTCTGAATCTTTTTCATGGACTACAAGGTATTTTCCTCTTAAAAACCAGCAATATTCTTTAGTTGGGTTTACTGTACTGCTCATGATACCGCCTCTGGAACGCTAGTTTCCCATATTCTTTCAATAGGATGATACTTTTTAGTATCTTTGTCGTAAATTTTTACAGATAAAAGCTTTATCAAATAAGGAGGCAAAACATACATAGTCTCATCTTTAGTTAAATCTCCTCTTTGGACATCTATATTTTCTTTAGTTATTTGCTGTATTTCTGCAATACCATCTTTTGCCAAAGCTTTTACTAAATTAAATCTTCTTTCGCCAACTCTTTCCATAAGTTCTTTCATTGTCATTATTGTTGACCTCCTTGTTGTTGAGTTGGAATATTAAAAAATGATAAGTACTCCACTTTTAAAGCATTGTACTTAGCCTGAACCCATTGAGCCTCGCTTACACCTCTTTGAGTTACAGCGTTAGCCATTTCAGGATCTTCTTCACTTATAAAATCTGTTGCAGTTTCATCACTAGCTATTGTTGTAGCCTGCTTTAAACCATATTCATTCATAACTTCACCAAGCTTTTTTAAAGTTATTTGCATAGCAGAATAAAGGATTGCTGCTTTTTCATATTTAACTGGAAAATTAAGAATCTTCATTAACTTGCTGCTCCACTTGAACTGCTAGTTGGAGAATTTTCAAAAACAGGAGCTTCGTCTGTGAAATCGAATGTTATTTCAAATGGCACCTCAGTTATGGTACCACCATCAGTTACTGAAACATTTCCAGTATTTACAGTTTCAGCCCTTGTATAAGGTCTATCCACCATATATGCAAAAGAATTTGCTATTTCAGGATAAATTCGACCCGTAGGAACAAAAGCTGTACCATCAGTTAAAGAGCTTATACTATCTACATATAAATCTGCTATAGCAAATAATAAAGGAATCGTAATTGTATTAGAATCCTTCCTTACACAAGGAAAGTTATAAGGATTAAGCCACTCAGTTTCCCCTTCCTCTGCTTGTCTAAGCTTTATAATATTTCCCGTCATAATCCCGTGAGGAGTCAATGCAGCAAGCTTGTCATTAACACCTGGATCTTCAACTAAAGAAAACACAATATCTGTTAAAGGAAAATCTTGCCCTGAAATTTCTATAGTAGCATCAGACTCTTTAAAAACAGCATAAGATGATTCTATAGTAGTATTATTAACACTAGGTTCAGGAAGTATATATAGCCTTTTATTTTCTTTATAGAAAACTGGATACTCTTCTGTCGCATAACTTAAAGAAGTAATATCGTTAGCCATGTTTTTCATAGCAGGATCAATCTCAATACAAGTTTTTCCTCTTCTTTCTACATACTGAACTATTCCAGTAGGTAGGTCAATCCCTTGGATTGGAGAAGGAACATCTGCATTCGGAGTTTGGGTAATTACAGATTGTTTTCTTGTAAACAAATTCAAATCCTTCGGGTTGAACTTTTCTACATTCTTAATCACATCCATACCCGCATCTTCAATTATTTGACGCATAGGCTCATAGCTCTCATCAGATCCTTTTAGAGATGCAGGAATAGGTACAAGTTTTTCTATTTCAGTGATATAATTCACTATCTAAGCGCACCTATTGTTTTACCAGCAATAATACTTTTTTCAACTCGCTCAGTTCTTTTATGAGTACGAGCATCCATTTCAACGCTACCAAGTTTTGTTGTTAAAGCTGTTTTTATAGCAGAATTTGAAGCTCTTGAAGCAAGTTCAGATGAAGTTAGCTTTAAGCTGTATTTCTTTCCATTACTATCTTGAAGTATGAAAACCCATCCTACAAACTTTCCTCTTCGATAATCTTCTTTACCTGAAATTATTAAAGTTGCATTTATATCTTTAGTTGCAAAATTAGCCATAGTTATTCTCCTTGGTGGTAAGCTAGTAAAACTGCAGATCCACCTGAATCAGATGCTACAGAAGAAAACTTTCCATAAATCAATCTATCAGCTGGAAGATCTACTGAAGTCAAACCGTCACCCTTTAAAGATGTTAAAGTAACATCTCCACCTGTAATAACATAAACTGCATTAAAATATTTAATATTAACATCATCTGCGCTCACAGATTCTTCTGCAGCTAAATACTGGAAAGTTCCTAATGTTGATTGTGTTAAAGCTTCTGGTGGTTGTAAAATTTTCATTTAATATTCTCCATTAATATAAGGCTCGCCCAGAGAGGAGGACGCTATGAACTCAAGAAATGCACAAGAGAAGTGAACGAGCCTCATAATTAGTTGAACCAATTATAATCAGGTGATGTCACCCAATAATCATTAGATATTTCAATTGTTGCAATAATCATGATGTTGCTATAACACCAAGAGTTCTTAGTGAAGCCAATAAAGCATTTAACTGCGTTCTAATCTCTGCAACATCAGCTAATATTTCAGTATTATTAGCATCATCATAAGCCCCAGTAGCATCGTCAGCATCATCAACCGCAGTTCCTGTAGCAGCAGTATAAGCATTAGCCTCTGCTATTGATTTTAAATCATCAACTTGGTCAGCTGTTAATGTTGCATCTGTTTTTTTAGCTAAGAAAAATTTATCGTTTGCCATGTTTTATCCTTTCTAAGTTAAAAGAGCCTCCCGAAGGAGGCTCAAATTAATAGTTATAATTAACCCTGTAACCAAACTGCGTGAGTTTCAGGAGCAGAGAACTCAAATCCAATATCACCTTGAATTAAGTCTACTCTATAATCTTCACCAGAGTTTTTAACAGTTTTAACGCCAGGATAAACAGTCACATCACGATTCACACCGTTACCAATTAATGGTCTAATTGCACATGCACTCATATTAGCAGCGATCATTTTAACGTTAGTTCCATCTAAGTGAATGTCTCTAACAAGTTTGATAGTTGTGCCATCAACATCGAAAGAACGATATTTAACACCAGCCATTTTACCTGTACCTGAGAATTGAACATTGTAGTTAGCGCTAATTTCAGCGTTATTCTTCATAAATCCACCTAACTTAGCATGCCAGTTCCAGACTTGAGTATTACAATAGTAAACTGTATTTACTTTACCACCTACAGTATAGCGTGGGTCATGTAGTGCAGATAACTGCTCCATGTAATCATCTACAGTCATGGCATCTGTCCATGTTAACTGATTACCATTATTAAGAATAAAGTTCACAATACCTTCAGTGTATGTAATTCCATCATTATCTGTAAACTGCTCACCAAAATAACCTGCTTGACCAACTTCCCATGTCATTTCAGTCATCTTGTCTTTCCACTCATTAGCCCATGGATTTTCACCAAATTTTAAGCTAGTTGCCATCGCACGACCAGACATCATTGCAGTCTTTTTAAAGATTTGAGTTTGACCATAGTCAGTTGTGAATGGTTGACTTTTCCAAGTATCTCCATAACCACTTAATTCATGGTATGCAGTACCAGCGATATACATTCTAGCAGGTTCTAATTTAGTTGCTATTTTACTAGCTTCAGTAGAACCATGAGATACATCGAAAATAGTTGTTGCGCTCATCGCTAATGATGTTGGAGTAGTAACTGATGTCGCTTTTACATACTTACAATAAAGTATTACTCCTTCAGCTATCTCGTCACCAGCAGTAGCTACCGCATCTGTAGCTTGACCACCACCATACACTTTAAATGTTTTAGTATCTAAAACTCTAAGCATAACATAGTCATCAACTTTTCCTGACCCATTAGCCTGAATAGGCACTCTTACAACTTGATTTTTTAAGAACCAATTAGGTTGTGTTAAAGGAGCCCCTAGCATAATATGCTGTGAGCTGTCTGTAGCAACACCAACTTTATTAGTTATGTTACCAGCTGTTTTATAGTCACCCATAACCCATAGATTGCAAAATGTATCAGTAGCTCCATCTAAAGCATCTTGAGGGATAACCTCTTCAGAAGCAGCTTGGTCGATAGCATCAGCATAAGTAGCATTATTCCATGCAGTATTACCAGCTGTAGCAGGAACAATTCCTACGCTAGTATCAGCTACGCCTGCGCCACCTGTATAAGGGAAATTATCAGCAGTAATAGCAGCAGCTGCGTCTTCGACACCAATAACATAACCATAACGTTTAAATGTAGCTGTAGGTCTTTTTATAGCATATTCAAACTTAAAGTCATCAGTTGGTTTCTTTTTGAATTTTGTTAATAAGTGTACAAAAGGATCTCTCGCAAAAGAAAGATTTGTGTAAGTATTACCAAAGTTATATTTACGCCCCAAATCCCCTAAATCAGGAGAACCACCATCAGCAGGAGTAAGTCCTGTTCTTTGGTTAGTATTTGGAACCTCGTAGTTATTCGATCCCCACGGTTGACTCTGAGTAGGGTTTTCTATTGTATGCGGATTCCCTGTACCTGCAGGTTGTTCTATCCGTGTATAGTCATTAGCCATTATATAGCCTCACTTTCATTTAAGTTCTGAGGCTGGGACGTTTATTTAATTTTTAATCCAGCTCTAGAACGGGTTATCATCATCTGCGAACGGATTCCCAAACATTGTTTGGAAAGTCTGTTCTTCACTGGTCATACCTTGACCAGCGTTATTAGTGCCACCTATACTGGTGGGAATGTTCCGAACGGCATTCATTTGATTCATCATTTCTTGCTGAGTAGATTTTTGTACATTTTGAGCAACTTGATTTTTATTTAATATTAAATCAATATCCTCGTATGTCATTGGTTTCTGCTTAGCACGTTCTTCTAAATCTTGCATTTGCTCCTCAGTATAGCCTCTTTTTTGCATAAACGCTTGGCGTTCTTGCATTTTGACTTGCTGTTGTTGCATTTGCAATTGTTTTTGCCGTTCTTGCTGTAAAGTATTATTAACTATTGATTGAGCTTTATTCTCAACCATTTTGTTAAAAAGCTTACCACTATCTGAATCAGGGTCTTTTGTAGCCTCTTCCATGTCAAACATAAAGTCTTCATCTAACTTTAGTTCTTCTTGAACAGTTTGAGGTACTTGACCTCCGCCTTTTAGATAGTTCTGCAATACTTCTACAGCACCTGAATCTTCTTTTAAGAAGTTAATAACTGATTTAAAGGGTTTGAGCTCATCGTTCTCAGCCTTTAATCGTTTAGCTTCTGCGCTTGAACCTTTCCAGCCACTTTCGGCTCTTTGTAGTCTAGCATTTTCAGATTCATCATTCCCTTGTTCGCCAGCAGCTTCGGGGATCACTTGTGGTGATGTTGCCTGTTCTGGTACTGGAGTGGGTTGCTCCATTTCTCTTGTTCCGAGTTGATTATCTAAAGAGTTAAAAAAGTCTTCAGACTCCTCAAGAGCAGGGCCTTCAAAAGGGTTACCGTCTTGAGTTTCAGGTTCTTGGGACATAGTTCCTCACTATTTTGTATTTAGAACGTTTATTTTATAGGTGTAACTTATTGTTGCGTTGTGTTGTCTTGCAAGTTATTTTTTAAATTATTCTTTTCGTTTTGTAATTCTCTCTTAGCCATATCAACTTCATTGGACATAACGTTTCTCAGTAATTTTTGTTTTCCTTCGGTTTCTACGTATTCTTTATCCAGTCCAGCTTTAACCTCTTCTTTCTTTTTACTTATTTCAACTTCTGCCTGCATAACTTTACCTTTAATACCAGCTTGAACAAGTTGTCTTTCAAGGGTTTCAATCGTGCCGTCCTTATCTTTGACCGCTTCAGAAAGTTGTTGAACTTGCCCCGATAACTGTGCATACATAGATTTCCTCTTTAATATTTGTTCTTTGTTTCTAATATCTGTTTCAGCTAACACTGCGACATCGTCTATAACCCCTTGCTGCATTAATTCTTTTAATTCAGCGAGGTAAGCCCATCTATTCACAGGAAGGGTAGAGCCAGATATAACTCTTATATCAAACTTAGCAGTTGCGTAATCCTTCCATTTACCAATTGCTTCTCCGAAATCATTATAAATAGGAATATTAATTTCTACTTCTTTTTCAGATTGGATAGCATTAGGTTGTACAATTCTAAATACTTTATTAGCAGTGTAAACAGATTGAGTATATTGTCTAACAACTTCACCTAACTGTCTTAAAGCAGGTTCAATGCAATTCTTCATCCAGTATTTAATTCTACGTGTACCATACTCATCCATAGCAAGCATACCTCTAAAAGTTTCATGCTGTTGAGTAGTATCACCTTGCATTGAGGAATAAATTCCTGCAAGATATTCCATATCTCCTTTGCCTTGTTGCACAAGACCAAAAAATGCATTCGGTAATGGCATTGGTTGAACAGGTGTTGGAGGATTATGCCCAGGTCTATATTTCAACATAGCCCCTGGAGCAGAAGAGTATTTCTCCCACTCGTCCTCTTCGATTGCCCCTTCTTCATAAAGCCATCTCAAGCTTGATCCGAGTGATGCATTGTGCACCATGAGCTGATGTGCCTTGTTTAGTTCTCTTTGTTTTCCAATTAATGGAGCTACAGCACTCATTGAATATGGAGTACCTGTCCACTTATAATGGAACGGAACAATAGGGTAGTCGACTATTTTTTCATCTAATACTTTTTCATATAATAAAACGTCGGTAACAACACAAGTTTGCTTTATTCTTGTTGTAAAATAAGGAACAGCATTAATTACATTTTTAGCAAATTCTTGATTTTTAAGCAGTGCATCAAATTCTCTTTTAGAGATTGACATATTCTCAGTTTTAGAAGCTTGTTCTTGTAATTTAGCCATCATCTCTTGTTGGGCTATTTGAATTTGTGTCTGAGCCTCATCTTGAGCTTTTCTAATTTCTAATTCTGCTCTTTCAGGTAACATTTGACCTGACTGTACTGCTTGCTGAATAGAAACTTGGGTTTCTTTTAATTTGACCTCCATCTCCGCTTGTAACGCGGCCATCTCTTTTGAAAGTTGTTGTTGTATTTGATTTAGCTGTTCAGGGGATGGAGGGACTCTATAGAATACAGAAACGAATGGAACTTTTATTTTTTCAAATAACTCGTACAACTCTACCATAGTTTCAGTTGCATTGGAGTCGTTCAGATCGACGGGGTCATCTGTATCATATATAGTAAAATCTTTTTGTTCAAAATCTTTCGGTTTTTCAGAGTAATCATGTTCAGCGTAATTCATTGAAGAGGCTTTATTGATTTTCTTTTCCATGCCTGGGAACAATTGTTTAACATGGGATTTGGGAAGAACTTTTCTTATCATTATATAAGAAGCATCTTTAAATAAAATATCTCTAGATTTTGGATCTACCCATAAGTCAAATGGGTGAGGCTGTATTATCTTTACTTCTCCCAAACCTCTATCAGCATCTGGATCAACAGTTACTTGAAGATAACCAACTGATTTATTAATAGCGTCATTTATACAATTAGAGAGTAAAGTTGAGCCATGAGATTGATACCAGACATAGTCAGCAATATCCGAAAATACAGCGGCTACGTCTGAATCTGACCCCTCGGTTCCCACGGCTTGCCACCGAGGATTGTTGGCAGTAGCATAAAAATTTAACATCTCAATAATAGGTATAATTCTATTAATAGTAAATGTTGGCATACCAGCTTCTTGCAATGCGTTTTTCTCAGCTCTAGTTAACTGGTTATCATTCGCAAAATCTTCACCTTTTTGATTAATATACTGCCATTGAATACGAGTTCCTGTATTAGCAGTGTTAAACATTTCTTTAATTCTATCTGCTGCTTTTTTTCTTGCCATTAGTATTGTTTCCCAAATAAGTTATTAAATCTATCTTGCTCGGTAATGTTTTTTGTTTCTTGAAATTTTGAAAAATATTTTGAAAGTTCTTCAGCTTCTTCCGCTGTATCAAAACCTATTAAATCTTTATTTTTTACACCATATTGAATAGCAGTTTCATCATCATATTCTTCTAATTTTCCACTAAAAGGGCTTTTTCTAACCCTAGGAAAGACGTAATGTTTACCATCCATTTCAACCGTTCCTGAAAAGACAGTTTTATTGTCTAAAGTTTTTAAATCTTCGAATATTGCTCTGTTTATCCAGGATGCTTGTGGGTTTTTATTCAATACATCTTTTATATAAGAATCCATTATGCTATTATCCAATCTTTTGCTTTACGTTTTTTCTTAGTAAATCCTTCTTTATTCTCTTCAAGTCCTTTAGGAGGGTATGCAAACTTGCAGGCATAAGCGAGTCCATCAATTGCGTCATCGTGAGCCATTCTCGGTCCAAATGTTATAATCTCCCTTTGAAGTGAATAATGAGACTTTTTAATATGGACTTGACCCACCGCAAACCTTTGCGCCAATATTTCTTGAATCCTATCCCTTTTTGACATTCTTGTCCCTGGTTTCTCTTCTCTCCACCTAAGACTAAAATCGTTCCGTCTAAGGCTCTCTGCTCTGATGGCTTGAAAGAGAGGTTTTGACATTGTCGTGTCTTCAACCGTAAATAAGCGTGGGTGATAAATCTTGTTGGTTTCATACATGTAATCCACAATTCCTTTTTTGTCAGAACCAGGTATGCCAAGTACGGGAAGAGAACGCTTACGAATATAATCAAGCACATAAATGTTATTGTCCATATCCACTGCAACAGTAATAATAACGCTGAAATCACTATCTCTTCTTACTGAATCGGTTGCTGGGTCAACGCCACAAAAAGTAAATACTGGCTTAAGAGTGCCATTAATAACAACATAGCTAACTCCTGACTCTGCATCATGTCTGAAGTCACCTTCCCAGTATTTGATATGATCTCTTGTAAAAATTGCATCATCTTCACTTTGTACCTCCATAAGGTATTCTTGATAGAATTTCTGAGGTTGACCACTATCTGCATAAAACTTTTTCTTCCTTTCAATTTCTTCTTTAGGAAACCAACTAGGCCAAAGGATATTGCCTTTTTTATCAATTGCTTTTCTAAAGAATACATCCCAACTAAAATCTTCATTCTTACTTAAGGCTTGTTCGTGACCAACTATAAGATTATTAACAAAAGAGTCAAAATGTACAGGAGTACCATTGACCCTAAGACGGCCATCAGCAGGCTCAAGAGCAGGAAACACAACAGCAGTGACCAGAGTACTATTCTTATCCCTTGCTTCAGCGGTGATGGTATTATTTTCGTCTTCAAAATCATCCAAGACCACCAAGTCGTACCTCTTGTGCAGCTTCGCTCCTCCACGGATACCTGAGATATTTGATCTTGAGATGAGTTTCGACCCATCAGATGTCTCTATGTCCTGCTCTGTCCACTTCTTGCCCTTTATATCACCGAAGTAATACTTAATTTTTTCGTTATATTCTAAATGATGTTTAACATAGTCCATATTACCAGTGGCAAGTTTTTGCGTAGCAGATACCCAGCCATAAAAATAAGGTCCACCTTTATCAGTGAAGCCCCATTCTTTAGCTTTTGCAGAAAATGTTAAATCTCGAACAATATCAGCTTTTGTAAATACAGTCTTACCATGTCCTCTAGACATAATAATAGCTAATTGCCTTATAGATTTATCATCAATTTTATCTGCGAGTTCATAATGAAACGGGGGAGTTTCACTACGCATGAAGTCTTCAGGTAAAAAGAGCTTCCCAAATGAAATTACATCTGAAAAGGCTCGCTTAAGAAGCTCCTCTTCCTTTGAGACGTTTTTAAAGTTGACGTTTGCCATATATTTAGGACTAAATTAGTAGTGTTATGTTACGAATTGTTGCGTAAAGCAAACAATAATAGAATTTAATTATTCAAAAAAACAATAAATTGGAGTAGAATTGGAGTAGAATTGGAGCTGCTATAGCTCATCCCTATAGATGAGGTCTAGCAGTTTTGTATTAAAGTGTAAAGTCGTCTATATCTAAAAGAGTTATAGGGGCGTAATGTTTTACTGTTGTTGTTACGTTTTTATGGCCCAAGAGTTTTGATAGTTTAAGAATGTCTAAACCTTTCTTGAGAAGATTGTATCCAAATGTTCTTCTAATATCTTGAACTCTAACATCCTTTAAATCTAAGCGTATTCTGTTATTTCTAAATCTAGCCTCTGCAGAATCAACAGTATAAGTCCACAAGCCTCCATCTGCATATTGTTCTTCTAATACTTTTTTAGCTTGTAGCGTTATTTTTATTTGCCTGTTTCCAGTTTTACCTGTAACCATACCTTTTTTTAAATTAGCTTCTTTTAAATTACAAGCTTCACCAATCCTAATACCTGTGTAATACATAAATCGTATAAATCTCTGGAAACCAACGTCTCTAAATTCATTTAATATTATGTGAAGCTCTTTATCTGAAAAAGTACGGGTTCGACCTGATACTTCTTTTGTGGAAAACTTTACTTGGTCAGTTTTATAATTGTTTTCTAAACCCCATGAAATAACTTTATTTACAGATCTATAAATCATCTGCCTATAAGTAGGGTTCTCAGGAAATTGTTTTTGTGTTAAAAATCGTTTTAATTGTTTTTTGTAAAACTTAATTGTGCTAGGCGATAACTCATGAGGTGCTTTTAAAAATTTATCACATAAAGCAGGGAAAGGTATAAGCTTTATATCATAACTATTATCATTTAAAGATTGAATAATTTCTTGTTCTACCTTTTTTTTCAAAGCTTTTGCTTTTTGGTAGCTTGTAGTACTTAAAGACCTTTTAATCCTACGGCCTTTGTAGTACAAAGAAATATTCCAAACTCCTCTCTTTTTAAACAACGAAGACACGGGTCCCATCAATATTTTGGTCCCCATTTAGTCCCCATTGCTTATTTTGGAGTTGAAATGGAAGAATCGTATTTAACGTATAATGCAAAAAAAAAGCCCCCTATTACTATAGAGGGCTTAGTACCGAGAGCGAGACTTGAACTCGCACAGTATAAATACCGAGGGATTTTAAGTCCCTTGTGTCTACCAATTCCACCTCTATAGATGCTGTTTAAAGCCACATTATGACACTAAAATTTTAGTCCCCATAAAGGCCCCGCGTAATTTAGGTAGGATTACTCTTCTATCGCAGTATTTTTGTAAACAATTTATCCTATAACACTTTCGGGAAATAATGTGTTAAAAATTTGCTGTTCTTCTGATTGAGGAGTATTGAAAGAGACGTCTTTCATGAGCTTTGGGATTTCTTCAGGATCTACAACATTCATTAAACCTTTCCAAGCTTTATGGTTCTGCAAACTTGGACCTGCGTTTCGTCTCATTTTATAAATCTGATCTTTTACACCTTTTAAGGTAGTAGGAACATCATTAAAACTTTTCCATCCAATAGCTTGTCTTAGCTCTTGCACTCTAGCATGTATTTCAAGAGGATTTGAATAATATTTCAATCCATGGCTACCCTCGCCTTCAAGTGAAATATTTTTAAGCCTAGCATCTAGTCCTTTTAAGCCACCTTCATTTAGAGACTTTTCTATAATTCTCCTGTCAAACAAAGATAATCCTCCGTCGGTTAAGTGATCAGCTTCATGTGCAGCTGTAGATCTTACCTCGTTAAGATACCTTTCGCCAAAAGATCCGCCAAACTGATTATCCCATTTATTTTTTGCAAATTTATTTAAAAATACATCTGCTTTTAGAGGAGGAACGTAATCGCCTACATTAGTAGGGTAATTAATCCTCATTTTACCTCGACCTCTGTAAGCGCGCCCTAACCAGGCAGTATCATCCTCGGCACTATGATGAAAAGTAGATTTTCCTTCTCGTATATTTTTAACATCAATAGGGTCTTCAAGCCTTTTAGCAAATTTTGTCTCATTCCTAACCATTCTTGAATAACCATCAAGGGTTAATGCTTCTCTCCAGCTGTCAGCTGTGTATGTATCAACAAATGGGTTATCAATTAATTTAGCTCTATATACAGAAGGGGCTTCTGTTGGTGCGCTAGTTTTTCTCCTTATAGCTTCTGGATGTCTATTCCACTGCCTAACCCAATCAATACCCTCGTCTGTTGCCTGCCTAACTGCTTTTATATTGCTTAAATTTGTTAATGCTTCTACACTTTTGTTTATACTTTTTACTCCAATTCCTGCAGTAACCATATCTAGTAGACTATACTCTCCTGTATCAAGATCTCCTATACCAGGGAGAAACGCAGCTAATGTCTTTATATTTGGTATATATTCATCATATTGTGTAGTGGGAAGTGTATTATCTATAGATTCTGCTATATTACCCACGCCTTGACTTATCTCACTCAGTATAGGTATATCTACTAAAGGCTCTACAAAAGGTTCTACTGCTTCTACAGGTGTTGGTTCGTTCATCCATTTTTTATCGTCAAAGCCTGCCATTGTTTCATTCCTCTATTTCCATAATTTTTTCAACAGCTTCTATACTCTCAGGTTTGAATCCTTGGAATCCTACCATAGCTACACCTGAAGTCTTAGTGCCCTTGTCTTCTATTTCTAATATATCTACTAATTTTAAGAAAGCTTTTAACCTTTCTCCATCTTGTCTTGAGGTAAGTGCAATATCACGTATCCCTCGCAACACAAAATCTTCATTTATACCTAATTCTTTTAATACAGGCTTTACATTTTCTTTCACGGACTTCTTAATCCTTTCTGTTTTTAATAACAGCATTGCTTTTTTCTCAGCATATCGAGGGTTCTCGGTTTTATAAGCGTTCATATATGCTTTAATTGGATCTACACCTTGAGAAACATACAAGGAGAACAACTCTTCTCTTCCATTAGTATTCTCTCTGTCAAATGCTTGTTTGGAACTTGTTTTATTACCACCAAAACTATAAATATTGTGACGCTTTATTGTATCCATTGAGACGGAATCCGAGACCATGAATGTTCCTGTACAGGTACCGATATAAGACCTAGCGTGACGTTTATTAGATCTGTGTGGTTTCATTTTGTTTTGTCTAAGGATTTGTATAACATTCCCGTCATCTGCACGTACCCAATCACCTTTACTACCTTCACGCCAGTTTTCAACTACGCTTACAGCACTTGGTATTTCAGAGTCATGTTCATAGACGAAATGTTCAATACCCTTTATTGTATATGTTCTAATGATTTATTTCCTTTTATATAAATTGTTGCGAGCGACGTTTTTTTTGAATGCAAAAAGCCCATTAGAGTATTAAACCCTCGGAAAGCACTAACTCTCTATGATTTACAGGTTTACGATCCTGGACTTTGCTACGATTTAAAGAAGTTTGGTCTGGCAGATTGCCCCTCTTTAACACTTTACGGGCCCTTGACATGGGGAGAACTAATAACCGATAAAGTTGTTTTGGAGAACTTTCCTGAGCAACAAATTTAAGATGAGATTGTAGTGTTGTGCAACTTTGAAAAATTGGCGGATTTTAATATGCGGTCTTATTTCCTTATATACCCCCTTATCAGGGGACTTTCACTATCGTTTTTTAGTTATTTTTGATTTTGTATTATTTATGTATGATTTATTTATTTAGAATTATTTTAGGAGAATGATATGTTATTTAGAGTAATGGTACCAGGTACCTTGAAGCAATGTAAGTTGACTGAAGCTGAGTTTGATATAGTCTTATCGAAAGACAAAGATGTAGATGCTATAGCACCAGTTAACAAGTTGATTAGACGAGTAGAAGGTTTCTTGCTAGATATAGCTGAAACACCTTGTAGTCAACGAGCGAAGTATGACGCCATGGAGAGTATACTTACAGTACTAGGCAGTCAGTTTGAAGAGTTAGTTGATATTTGTGATTTTGACGCGATGAAGAAATCTAACCAGAGGTTTAGAAAGATGGCTAACAACTATCGGACTAGATATTCCGCGTTTTAAAGAAGTCGTGAGTAGGGAACAGTGAGGGGTCGACCAAGCCTTGCTGTAGCCCTACTCCCTATAGGTTTTTTGTACTTGTGTACATGTACTCTATGTATAGCACGAGTATTTAGTATAGTATTATTAATAAACAATACGAAGGACATCATGAGTATTTATTTGAAAGAATTTAGTGGTTCAGGTGGCAGAGGATCTAATAATAATCTTCCATTTAAAGAAAGAGTAATTATATTTCTACTCGCATTATTTCCATTAGTAGTAGCAATTATTTTGCACAAGATTTTTTAGTTTGACTCCATAGGCAAGAGAGTACTTAGGTACTAGCCTTTTTGTTATTTTTAGCCTCCAAGTTTGTTTAGTGCTTGGAGGTTTTTTTTAATCTGATTTAATCCACGGAGGTATAATGTCAGTATTTTTTGATGAAAAAGCCAGCAGATTCGTTGTGTCAAATCAACAGTCTATGGTGGTTAGTATTCATAGAACTTTAAAGGATGCTCTAACATTTATTAGAGACAATTCATAAAGTTTTTGTGAAAGTTGTTGTGTTGTGTTTTGTAGTGTGTGTAATATTACATACGCTACTGAACTAAACATTTAATAACACATACCTGTAAAGAAAACTTGATGAGTAAGGACCCAGCGATCATCATGGAAAAAGTCTGGAGTTAACGGGATGCTTATTGGCACAGTATTCTATGTTGAGAGGGCCAAGAAAGTGAACCTATGGTATGTTCTGGGGACCTGCTTTCAAATTATTTAAATAAAACAAGGAGTATTAGTGGAAATATTTATAATTCTATTAATAGGTTTATTTTGTATCAAGACAAAAGAACCTTCATGGGGAAGACATGACCTAGATAATTCTGGTTTTAGAGACGTCACTCCTTTTATTGATAAGGATGTGCCAAATTAAATTAACAAACCACACCATTAATGTATAGCAAGGGCATTTATGGCATAGGAGACCTTGCTAATCTTAATGTAACTATGCGTTGGTAAGAGTCAAGAGCTCTTATTGTATCGCATAACGGTCACAAGTCCGTGTAAATACAGAGTGAGATATAGGGCTGCATATAGTCCTTAAGATAAACTCAGTAATGAGTATAAAGTCAACATCGGATTAAGCTGATGTAGCGCTGTAGCAATGCAGTTGAGTATGCAATGAAGTTACCACTAAGACCTAATGGCAAATGCTGAAGGTTGAAGTGATGAGCGTGGGATGCTCATTGAGGTTAATAGCCGATAGGAGAACTTCAAGGAACTATGCGGTGACTGTGGTGGTTTGTCGCGTGTTTCAGTAGTCATAAGGTTGTCTTCCAGTAATGGAAGGGAATGTTAGGCATACTATGCAATTTCTCTCACCAGGAGAAGCCATATCAAGGCGTGAAGTATTTCGTATGAAAGTACGGAGCTTCATCCAGTGCGACGTCTTGAATCTACCTGAATCTTAACTTAATTATAGTGTTTAAAAGTACACTACCCTAAGAATAAGTAAAATAGCATGGACGTTCAAGAGCATAGGTGCCTCTTGCCTGTTTAAATGGACAGGGTTGCATAGCTCACAAGGCTGTGTAATTGTAATAAAAGCAATATTCTGTTTAGCGACAGTTTAGATCTCGATAGAGGTTGATAGTGTTAGTAGTTGCAAAGATAACTTGAACGTAAGGGGTGATGAGTCTAACTCATTGGCATTGAGGACTACTGTTCCTAAAAGAATAGTGGATACGAAGAGGAATTAATAATCTCTTCTTAAGGTTCTCGTACAAAGCTCTAGTCTCAGGCTTTGATTACAGCGGATGGGTGAAACGGAAAATCATACAAGCCTCATAAGCTTGTGATAGCAGGTTCGACTCCTGTGTCCGCTACTTAAATTTTTTAATAATAAATAAAAGGACGCAAATATAATGAAATATTTCATTTATCTAACCACGGCATGGATGTCCTTACTTTGTGTAGTAAGCGCTTCGTCTTTAATGTGGTTCCAAACTGATTCTATAACGTTATTAGTACAAAGTTATATACTGGTAGCATTAGGTATCGCTAGTTTTTCTTGGAATCGTAGAGTACGAAAGGAATTTTAAATGCCAGGAAGAGTCAGAGCATTAGCTCAAAACGAAATTGATGTTAAGATTGACATCGCACGAAAATTGTATGACTATATAATTTCTAAAAAAGTTAGTATTCCTTGGATCGCTAAGCAAGTTGGTATAACAGCGCATTCTGTTCACAGTGCAATGAGATATGGAGACCCACATCGAACTGTACATTTGAATAGACAGTTAGCCATTGCAAGTCTTCTAGGTATACAAATCCCTCACTACAATCTAAGAGATTTTAGGCTTAGTAGTTTGAAAGTTATGGATGAGTTTTATAATAGCCAGGGCGCTGGTGAATTGTTTACTATAAAACTAACTGCAAGAAACGTAGGCAATGTATCTGAAAAGTATACTACTGCTTCACATAACTATAGGATTCAAAGAAAACCTGCAATAATCAAAAGATTTACTAGAAGTATTGCAAATGGGTTTCTGAAGATTGCAACAGCTATTGAGAAGGTAGCTGTTTGAAATTCCTCGAACCACTATTATAATAGTGGCGTTGTTAGCAAGTTGTAGGCATCCAGAAGTACGCTACTTATAGGATGATAAAGAATTAAAAAGTCTATGACTTGCTGCACAGATTTAAGAGAGGATATTGACAGGCGAGATAACTAGGTGGTGTGCACCGTACACAACTAACGAGGGTCAAGCTTCTCTGCTATTAGTAAGTACATACCTCGGGGCTACGAACCACACTTACAATACCATAGCATAGCAGTTTTAAACTGCACTGTAGCCCCAATTATTATATAAAATAGAGGTAGAGTCTGCAGGCATGCCGTTAATGATAACATAAAGGAAACTGTTATCCTACCTCTAAATATTTTTACCAAACCGTGGTCGCAGAGCAGGGATTCCATTTTTAGTAATGGCTTTTTGCTTCTTGTTTTGACATTTAACGTCTTTGCTCTGCATAAATTTAAGAAAGGAACTGTATGTTTAAAATTATTGAAAATGGTCAAGCACGCGCTATACCTGAAGATCTATCGGACTATCATGAACATACTTATTCTGATGTAGAAAGAGCCGATGCAATAATAGAAATAGTAAAATCAGAATTGAATAAAGCTTTACTCTGGAAAGACCCATTATCTTCTAACGCTAGAGATTCACATGGTCGTGAATATTTTGAAGAGGTATTGCCGATAAAAACAACGCAAACTTTCAGGCTTAGTCCTGGAGAAAAAGCTCGTGTTGCAAATCGTTTAGAAGCGATGTCTAGAAGTAGTTATTCTGCATCTTCATGGAATGTAAGGGGTATGACAAATGATGAGATTCAGCTTTTAAACGCTTATAGCACTCCTAATACTGTAATTAATTCATTTAAAACTTATAGAAGCAGGAATTATCGCGAAAATGTATTTTCTGAAAATATGAATTACAATTCAGATATATTTAATCGAAATTTTGAGCACTTTAAAGACTGGTGGATTGAGAGAGCTATTGAATATATAGCGTTTGAAGAAAGTGGGAACAGATCCAGATTTAATGACAGTGGATGGCAAATGTTTGATCATAATGGAGATCGTCTTGAACGATCAAATTACCATTTGCAAAAATATCAAAGAATAAATGTAGCTGCAAATTTCTTTGCAATATTGCAAGATGCATTAAAATATAGACGTGAAATGGTTATTGACACTGCTGATATAAATCCTGATAATCCTGAACTTAGAGAGAAATGTGAAGGCTTTATTCAATCAATTCTTCATGCAAATAGAGTTATGCCTGAAACTATTAATATCACTGACGCTCAAATCGTGAAACGTAATAGAAGAATAGGACTTGCTATAAAAGTAATTGATTCTAAATCTAAAGCAATTATAAGGCATCCTTCGGGAGATACAAATAATTATCCTGATTATGAAACAGATATAAAAACTTTTGACGGAGAATCTGTTTGGCATATTCACAGAATGTTTAAACATTTAGATGATACTAGTGGGGCTAATGTTAAAATAGGCACAGTTGTCTCTCCAAATCATCCTACGTTTTATGTAAGCTCGAATGAATTAGGTGGCCTTACTGAGGATATTACAGACTCAATGTTGAATAACAGTCAATTTAATCACAGTAATAGTGGTTATTGTACAGGAGATTATGCCTCTACACTTAGAATAGAGTATGCTCGCAACAACTTTATTACATTGATGTATTCCTTAGAACAATGGACAAGTGTGTATTCTGCTACGAATACAAATCCATTACGTCATCCTAGAGGAGTATTGTTTGGAGTTAAAGAAACTGCTCCTGAGTGGTATAATGATTTAACAGATATAAGTACGCAAACTTGTAGACATTTATTTCTATGGGCTACTGGAAACGAGGGAAATAGTTTACAAGATTATCTTGATAGCGATTTCGACGAAGAGGATGTAGTAAATGCAGAAGTCTCTAGTTTTATGGAGCATCATTGTGTTTCATGTAAATTTAAAGATGATTGTGTTAATGTAAACGATTTTCACAACGCCACAGGTATTCAATTATCTGACTTTATTCCAAACCAAGAACACGTTGAAGAGGTTACGGAAGAAGCTGAAGTTGATATGAGTAGAAAGCAGGAATTAATTAAAGAATTAGTAAAAGGATGGTATCATGCAGAAACAAGTTGATATATCTCAGAAAGACTGGGATAAAATAATCAATTACTCCAAACTAGCTTACGAAGAGTATAAAAGCGAAATTGCTGGAATGTTGTTATTAGTAGAGACCAAAGAAGGCATGCTTCTTAAAGATCCTGTAATATTAAAACAAGAAGTCACAGCAGGTAATTGCTGGTTAGACAAAGACGCTCTTGCTAAATATTATTCTGAAATGGCTGTTAAACACGGCCCTAATAACATAAAGTTTGTATGGTGGCATTCTCACCACACAATGAGTGCATTTTGGAGCTCAACTGATGAAGAAGCCATGAAAGAGTTTTCTTCTGGAGATTGGTCCATTAGTCTTGTTGTGAATTTAAAAGAAGAATACCAACTTACGATTAAATATTGGAAACCATTTGAGGCATCTGAGGATTTAGACCTCAATATTTTAAGTAAAAAGCCTGTTTTAACTAAAAAGATGAAGGAAAGCTTCGACAGTTTAGTTGATAAAAGAGCTTTAACTCTTACCAGCAGTAAGTATAAAGGAAATGCTAAGTCGTGGTCACAAGACTATAAAGGTTATGATATGCATTGGAATGCGAATCTGGGATGGCATCAACAAGAGACCTTGTTCAATGAAAGTGAAACATTGCTGGATAAATATGTAGAGATGCTTGAGGATACAGCTAATGAACATTGGTCTAATAATTTAAAATATTTAGACTTTAATAGAGCTGTTCTTCTTCTTTCAAAACAAGCGTTTAAAGAGGATGTTGTAATCACAACAGTACCTAAAAATGTTTATGATAGGATGGACTTAACAGGAGGAATGATAAATGCAGACGAATACGTCTCAGTCAATTACGACAAACAACTCACTACCGATAATGGCTTCCCGATATAGTGGATTATGTAGTGATTTTAATAAATATAATTATCACATCTTTGGTTGCGGTGCTATAGGTAGTTCCGCAGCTATTGCAATTGCTAAAATGAATGGAAGACATTTCGCATTATATGATAGTGATATAGTGGGGGAAGAAAATCTAGGATTATCAATGTATGATGGTCGTCATGTTGGAAATAAAAAAGTTGATTCTTTAGGAGATATGATAACTGATTTATATTTAATTGATACGCCTTTAGATATTGACTACAATATTGAAAAGGTTCACCGATGGGTTACTTTATCAACACCACTTCCAATACCAAGCAAAAAGAACAAAGATTTCGCAATCCTTGGATTTGACAATATGTTGTCAAGATTACAAATTGCTGAATCTTGTTTTGATCATGGATTTGAATATGTTATAGATGCCCGTATGGGAGCAGAGCAACTTCAAATATATACTTGCAAAACTATTGAAGAGTACAAAGAAAAATGGTACCCAGACAATGAAGCGAGTACAGATCCCTGCACAAGTAAAGGAACGAGTTATTGTTCAATGCTTGCAGGATCCATGATAGCGAGCCAGATAAGGAAGATTATTTCTAGTCAGCCTTTTCACAAAGAGTTCGTATTTCATATACCAAGTTTAACAATTGATGTTAATTAACCACAATAAAAGGAGGCATAACGCCAATGGAAATTCATTTAATGAATGGAACACATTCTTTCAACATTTATCAAACATCTGCCGAAACAGTAGGTGAGTTAAAAGACGAATTAGGCTTAGAGAGTTCAGCGACAGTAAATGTCAATTCTCAAGTAGCTATTGATTCTACTGCTTTAACTCAAGACGCTGTGGTTGCAGTAGTTGCACGAGATAAAAAAGGTGGAAGCAATTCCTAGTGGATTGATGGAGGAGCATATAGGGCTGGAGCAAAAACTTCAGCTCTATTGCAAAGATATACCTGAGAGGATGTATAAAGGTATGTCGCTATTCTTTAAACATTATATTAATGTTACTTCAATGGGGCCGTTTAATCATATAAAACATGATGTAAAATCTGATGAGCATTTTATTTACGTTACTGAGAAAATTAAATCTAAAAACTATGATAAGCTAATAGATGAATTTTTAAAAAAAAGCCCTAAAGAAGCTTTAAAATGGGATACACCTTCTATATGGATGAAATGGAGATGCGTTAAGTATTCAAAAACTTACAATCAAATAACTTATGAGTATAAATATTGTCAGCCATTTATCAAGGAGAATAGAAGATTTATTTGGAATCAATTAATAGAAAAATATACAGTAAGAAGTAATTACCATGTCTTAAGAAGATTTTCCAAAGGATGTACAAGATGGCTTTCATTGAAAAATATTAAAGACCCTATTGATATAGAATTAATGAGTCTTTATCCAGGGAACGATTGGATTGCAGACAAAGATTGGGCCAGTGAAGATTATCGAGCTGTTTCAAATGCATATACAAGAAAAGCAAAATCAGAGAAAGAATTGAGAGATATGGTTTTAAGTAAGTATTCTAAGAAAATCAGAAAACACTTACCTATTGGTATTGTTGCTGAGGCTGAAATGTGTCTTGAAAAGAACGTTATCCCTCAAGTTTTGAATTATTATCAAAAAAATCCTGAGAATGCCGATACAACAACTTTAACGCTTAGATATTTAGAAAATATAAATAAAACCGATTTTGATAAAGGAATTTTACACGATTATTTGAGGATGAAATCTCAAAATGGTAGAAAATCTTCTTTAAAATTCAAATCCAACAAAGGACTTGTTTCTAAACACGATAAGCTTGCTGCAGATTTAACTATTAACAGACTTAAACAAAAAAAGAATTATAAATACAAGTTTGAAAATCAAATTTCAACACTTGATAAAGAGCTTGTTAAGTATTTCGGAACAAATATAAAGCTGATTGATAATAGTTTTGATTTAGCATTAGAAGGCTACGAAATGAGTCATTGTGTTGCTAACTATTGTCATGATATAAGAAGAAAATCGTACGCTGTGTGGTCAATAAAGTATCCAAAAATAAGGTTTACTCTAGGAGTGAAACTTATTCGTAAAGATAAACAGTTTCACTTTGATCAATTATGTGGAGTACGTAACGAATCTCCAAATATTAATGTAATATGTGCAATAAAAGATATTATAAGTAAAGCAAGAGGAGAATTATGGTCACAACCCCAAGTAGGAATGAAAACTATACTGAATGGCCAAGAAGAGGTCGATGTTACGATGTTACAACAAACCTCGGAAACATACACAGATCACTTACCTTTTTAGGTTATAGCAATGGAGGCGTGAAGCCGAAATATTTGTTTAAAACTAAGAATGGAAAAGAAATGTCTATTAATCCTAGCTATGAAGTTGAAATTGAGGAATCTGTAGTGCAAGAAAATAATTGCATTGTTCAAGAAAATATTGTGGAAACACCTATTTAAGAGGTTTTTTAATAGGTTTTTATGCTTTGGTATGATATTTGACTAAGGATTATTACCTTAGTTAATTAAAAGAAGAGCCTTTCGAGAGTGAAGTTTTGGGAGGCTCTTTTTTATTTAGGTTAAGAGCGACCTTTTATATCAGTATAATATGAGTCACTCCGTTCATGAATGTAATCATCTTCCGTAATAGAACTACAATCAACAACAGATAGTACACCCGACGCAGTTTCAATAGATTTTCCAAAGGCTCTGACATAAAGAGAACTTCCATCTTTATGAAGCACTTTCCAAACTTCTATATCTTTTGTAAGTTCGGGATTTTCTTCAATCGCATCTATACGTTCATGCTCGTCATTATGGATATGATTACGAAATTCTTCTCCTAAGAGTTCGTAAGGTTCATATCCTAAAAATTTACTATAAATAGTAGTAATATCAAGATACTTCCCTTTTTTTATAGTATCATTTGGGATACTTACTAAGCATTGCATACGATTCTGATCAAGATTAGGTCGTATAACGTGATTCTTGGTTAACAATTCGTCTTTAAATCGTAAATCCTGTTTTAAAGTATCTACGACTTTTTTCATTTCAACGATTGTTTCGTTTGCTCGTTGGTTTTCGAGCATTAGATGGTCGATAACTTTATCGGCTGTTGTGTCGGCCATTACTCCTCCTCCTATGGGTTTTGATGTGTCTATATTAAAAGTAATTTTTCTATCGTCGATGCTGTAGTGTATACCGAGAGCATTTGTAATAGCTTTTAAGTTGTTAGGTTTTATTTTGGAAATTTTTTTATTGCGAATCTTCCATATAGAAACTCTATGCATATTTGATTCAATAGCCAAATCAGTATCTGTATAGCCAGACTCTTTTATTCTATTTGAAATGAAGTCCATCATCTCTTGTGAATTTAGTTCCATTTGTTACTTTCTCCCCAGAAAATCTCTTAGTTAATTATCATTGACCCCCGTCAATGGCAATAATATAGTAAACAAATAGCAATAAAACATTGTAGTAATATGTTGCGTTGTGTAAATTATAACACACGCTATCTTTAATTTTTAACACTATAAAACGGAGGACATTTAATGTCTGGTTTAATTCAAAAACGGGATTTCCCGAAGTCGATAGACCCTTCTCTATTATTACTCTATGGAGCTAAAAAAGCAGGTAAAACAACCATGCTTAGCGAGCTTGATGATTGCCTAATAATAGATACAGAAAAGGGTGCCAAATTCATTTCTGGTACAATAGCAGAAGTGACAAATTTAGGTGATTTGCGAGAACTTACAATGCATTTAGCAGAAGAAATGAAGTCTGGAAAATCTCCTTATAAATATATAGCGATTGACACAATTAATAAAGTTGTCGATTGGATAGAAGAAGCTATTGTTATTGATCATAATAATAATAGTAATTCAAAAATCAATTATTTCGGTGATTTAGCTTTTGGAAAGGGCCATGGAATGGTCCGTGAAAAAGTAAACAAACTTCTAGATACTTTTATGCATTTCTGTGATTGTCTAGTCATTACAGGACACAACAAACTTGCACAAGCATTATCAGAGAACTCAACACTTGTTGATCCTCAATCATTAGATTTAACTGGAAAGTTAAAGAATATGATTATGGCTAAATGCGATTCTATTGGTTATGTGTTTAGAGAAGATGAAAAGTTAAAAATCTCATTTGAAGCAAACAATGCTTTAGAAGCGGGTTCAAGAAGTCCTCATTTAAAAGGCCAAACAATAGACTTTTCATGGGATAATATTTTTAAGAATAATAATGTAAAACAACAGGAGGCCGCATAATGGCAGTTGGAATACCAACAAAAAAGAAAAGTACAAGTGAAGGTGGTAACGGACCTGTATTTGTAAATACTGGGATTATAAAAGATGTTAAACTTGAGAAAGGTAAATTTTCTGAGATTAGCATGACCGTTACATTTTCTGTTAAAGGAAATAATGGCCAATTATTTGAAAATACAATGTATTTAAATGGTAGTTGGGATAGAGACAGCGCTGGCAACATTACTGGATGGGGAGATATGTCTAAAGACCAATCTATTTATCCATTGCTAGAAGCTTGTAGTGTTCCAGAAGAGGTTATATCTCTATGTGATGAAAAAGGCATATCTTCATGCATACCAGATTTAATTGGTAAAGAATTTATTTACATCGCTTACAAGAATGATGATAATAAATCTAGAACTTCTAAATTTGTTCAATCTGTAGGGAATAGCGACCAGCTCGTTAAATGTTTCTACAATTATCATGATTTCATGCGTGGTGCATTAGAGAAAAAACCTACGAATTTACGTTGGTTACCTAAAGACTTTAAAGGTCGTGAAGGTGATAAAGCTAACTTCAATATGAACAACTCTCATCAACCAGAAGTAAATTCTCACCCAAATGGAGCTCAAGCTCAATTAGCGGATGCAGTGCCCTTTTAATGGCATTGCCTAAAGAGAAAATACAGGATTTAATAGGTCAGTTTCTACTGGCCTATAAACCCTCCGAGGTATCTACAATCGACATCGAGTCTAAAGTACCAGGATATGCACACACGTTCTTTGATGTAATGCATACAGCTTCGACCTATAGTCGCGAGTGGAGGAGGTTTAAAGATCCGAGAGAGAAATCTTATATTGGTTTTGGCATCAAGCAAATAAATACAATTCAAGAAAAGCCTTACGGTAAATGGGAGATTATATGGAGATAGATGTATTTAAAGAATTTGTCGTTAATGATGTTAAGCATAGAGGTAACATTATTCCATTGAATAATATTGCTGATTATGCTACACGAGCAAATGGTGAAGCTATGTATATGTCAATTTATGATTTTGATAAAAATTATCAAGATTATGTTAATGAAAATGAATCTGTAGCAGGCTATGATGGCGACGTTACGGCTTCTAAGTTATATTTTGACATTGATAAAGGTAAAAATGAAAGTGAAATTACTGATGAAGAGTGTTTAAATAGAGCTCGTTCATTAGTATTTGAACTGCAGAATGATTGGGAAATAGACGAAAGGTATATACAGCCATGGTTTAGTGGACGTGGTTATCACATCGTTACTCCTGACTTCTTTGGCTTCGGCAAAGGTACTGATGTTCCTGATAAAGTAAAGCATACATTAACACATTACTTTGAAGACATCGACCCTGTAATCTATAATAAAACAAGACTTATTAGACTTGGTAATAGTAAGCACGAAGAGTCAAATCTTTACAAAATACCTTTAACTATTAGCGAACTTACTATATTGAGGCCTAAAGAGATTCAGGCGCTTGCAACTAATAAAAGGAAAGATCAGAAATTTAGCGTGGATTGGTCTGAATTTGAGCCTACACATCAAGACAAGATAAAAACGGCTCCTGCAATGCAAAATGAAACTCAAATAGCTACCCAGTATAATACTGACGATACAGAAATTCCCTCACCTTCAGCTTTTATGACATGCTGTCAAACGATATTTACGAATGGACCACAAAAAGGATCACGGCACAGAACAAATTTAGTCTTAGCCTCATGGTTAAGAAGGTCTGGATTACCACAAACATTAGTAGGAGATATTCTTACTTCTTGGTTTAGTGAGTATATAAACGATCCAAATGATAGAATGTCTGCAAATGAAGTTTTACGAGGGGTAAAGGCTACTTTTGAAAAGCCTTATTTCTTTTGGTGTAACAATGATATTATGGAAAAGCATTGTTCAGAAAAGTGTGTTTACTTTGCATCAAGAGAAACCAGTACTCAGTTCAAGACAAATGAAGATATAAGCCCAGAGTTTATTGATTGGTTTATGAATTTTGATTATTCTAAATCATTAAATATTGGAAGTTTTGCAGGTGTATATGATTGGTGGGTAAATCCATCAGAGCTTGTGATAATTTCTGGAGATTCTGGCGCAGGTAAATCAGCGTTTGTACAAAACCTAATACTATATAGTGGTTTAAAGACAGCTTATTACCAAATGGAAATGGGCGAACAACTTGATAGATTAAGGTTTAACAAAATGCATTTTAATATGAACGATGAAAAACTTCGTGAATATTTTAAAACTTTATCGCATAATGAGCGAATTGATTCACAGAGAATATTTGACAATATCTTTACTAAAAGTGCCTGTCCAGATATTAACAAGATGAAGAAAGAAATCGCTTTAATTGAACCTAAGATTGTCGTCGTTGACACGATGGACATGATACATAGCAATGCTAGAGGTCAATTAGAAAAAGAACGTGATATTGCAGTTCAACTTAAAAACTTAGCCAATCAACTGGATGTTATTGTTATTGCCATTGCTCACAAGAAGAAGTCTGCTTCAGATAGAACGAGTGAACATTATAATAACCTTAAAGAATCCATATCAGGCTCTGGCGCAATATTCCAAAAATCAGATAAAGTATTATTTGTTTCAAGCCCATCTGGAGACTATAAACCTGACCGTTTAATAACTTCTGCAAAGAATAGAAATGAAGGCACTTTGCGTGCTAAAATGATGTTCTGGGGCGATACAATGCATTACGAGAAAGCTGACAATAGTTTAAAATTATGATACCTTCCTGTAGGTAGCGTAAACATAAAGGAGAGATGTAAAGCGGATGGCATAGCTAGGCGTATTCTCTCCTTTATAATCACGGAGAATATATGCACACGGTTGAACAAGAAATGCTCAAACAAAGAATTGAAGAATTAAAACACTTAAAAAGATCTCTAATAGAAGAGGTTCAAAATAGAATTGACATGTTAGAGAAACGATATACTAAAAAACAACAGGAGTTAGAAAATGGTTTATATAGGCATTGATCCTGGAAAAAATGGGGGAATAGCTTTCATTAAAGATAATATATCATGTGAAGCTTTTAAATGCCCTGAAACACCCCACGAAATGGCCATGCTGGTCAAAGAGAAAATTAATAAAGTTAAAATTGTATCTGCTTCAATAGAAAGAGTTCATTCAATGCCCCGTGATGGAGTAGCAAGTTCTTTTTCTTTTGGTACCAACTACGGTATGTGGCTTGGTATACTTGCAGCAAACAAAATTCCTTTCAAACAAATAACACCTTTTAAATGGCAAAAATATTATGGAGCGATGCCGAAAGAAAAAAAGTCTCGCAAACATAAACTTAAAAGCCTTGCATTTGAATTGTATCCAGGGGCTAAAAACACTCTTGCCACTTCAGATGCCGTTTTAATAGCGAATTACGGATTAGCCTTAACTCATCATGGACCAGGGAGCAAGAGATGAATATGAGCCAAATAGTATTCATAGCTCAATGTGGTGGTTATCTTAGGACGGATAAAGTAAATAGGAGTTAGGGCTATGACGTATAATAATTCTGAAAAACTTGAAGGCGTTTTATCTCAATGGATTGAGAAAGGATGTATTGATCCGCACACAGAACTCTTAGCTAAGTCAATGCAACTATTAATTCAAGAACAGGAAAGAACAAACTTATTATTGTTGGAGATTTTAAATCGACAAGCAACAGAAAAATAGAGAATGTTGGTCATGTATATTTCAGCAATTAGAGGAAAAATCATTATTCGGTAAGTGTCTTTATTTTAGAGTTTTACAGCAAGAACCTAAAGCGATACCTGATAATATTGTTGACATAGGATGTGGCAATTTTAGACAAAAAGAAAAAAAGAATCACCCTTTATTTAAAGCTGTGATAAAAACCTTTAAAGGAACTGTCTTATGATAAATTTTGAAGAAGTCTACGCCACATATTTAGACTATAAAAACGAAGAGAATCGAAAAGAAAGATACGAAGGCAATGAGCATTGGTATGGAGCCTCTTCAAGTGGCAGTTGTAGAAGAAAGCTTTATTACAAAAATGTAGTAAAAGCAGCTACGACAAATAAATCAAGTGATGAGTCTATGCGTAAAATGAGACTCGGAACAATCTTTCATGACGATATGGAAAAAGCATTAGAACTTCATAATAACAATAAAAACGGTGAAGCTGTAAAATTTTATTATGAAGATGCATTAGAAATTCCCGCTTACAACGTTAGGGGATTTTTCGATTGTGTAGCCGAAATGCCATCAGGTGAGATTTATTTATATGATTTTAAAACAGCAGGAAGTTACCCTTGGAAATTAAAATTTGGAAGAGCTGGTAAACCTGAAGATCCACGATACTCTATGCAATTAGGTATGTATGGACAAGCTGTTAAAGAGCGCTTCGGAAGACTAGACGGTATGTACCTTGTTTACTACAACAAAGACACCTCAAAGATGAGAACTGTTGACGTTGACTTGCATTGGATTGAAAAAGCAAAAGATTGGTGGGCTGAAACTAAATTGCAGCACCTTAACGGATTACCTCCTCTAAAGCCTGGAGAAAATCCATCAGCAGCATGGGAGTGTAATTTCTGTGAATGGAAAGACCACTGTCTTAACTGAAGACATAAAAGAAGCAATAGTTCTCTTAAATGAGTCATACAAGGAATTGTCTATTGACTCAAAGACAAGAGAAAAGATAGGAGAATACTTTGAAAGAATCGTATCAAAAGAGATTGCTAAGACATTATAGGAAGTATGCAGGTGATAAGTGGTGGCTTTATGATTATTTTAGAATTTCACAACTCGAAATAAGAGAAGCCTCCGCTGTTAAAAAACCTAAATACGCCTACTTAGAAAAGAAAGAAGAATTATGAAATATGTATGTACCACTTATGTGGAAGTTAAAAAAACTTGGTATGTAAACGCTCCTGATGAAGAGACTGCATTCGAAAGAGTATGCGATACCGACCCTGATGAAGAAGAAGAGCAAGACAATTGTACTGATGTAGAAATAGAAGAAGATCATAGTCTTGACGATTATGAAGAGTCAGTATTAAAAGAAGGAAGATTATGATTAATTATATAGACGAATACGGAGAACCTAAAGAAGCGAACTATTCCTGGGAGCAATGGGTTGAGAAATACAAACCTATCTGGAAAGACTCTGAAGGGGATATGCACTACGAAACCTTCGGAGCAGACTTAGATTTTATAAAAGGACATAAAGATTCTTATGTATGGACATATCATGATGATGGTTCTGTGACTGCAGGTTTTCACTGGGTTAATAGACTTGGTTATTACATAACTAAAATACCTCATGAATATACAGGAAAGTTTGCTGTTGTAATTGATCCTGAGTTAGAAAGCATGGCAATGCATAGAAATTATGAAGACGAAGAGTTTAAAGAAGAATCTCCAGATGAATGGAAGAACATAAGTAAATATTATGAAAAAAGAAAATTACAAC